CCTGTTCCTTTGTGAGTGCTGCTAGCTTCTCTCTGCTCGTAATGCCATTAGCAGTAAAGTTAGGAGTAATGTATGCCGGTATAGAAATATTGACGTAGTCATCAGAGAAGAACGATTCAAAGAACTCACCAGATGCAACTGTTGGGTTACCAAGTAGTAGTAGCCTTGAGTTAGCAGACGTAAGTATTGAACTAAGGGCCTCAAACGTCTCCTCATTTACACCAGCAGCCTCTTCGACTATTACGAGCATGTAACCAGACTGGGCATGGAAACCCTGTATGTTGTGTGGGTTGTCAGTTGAGAACCCCATGGCGAACCAGTTGTCTGATATGTTCAGCTGAGTCTTATTGAGCTGTCCACCAAGAGGGCTAAATGAGTTAGCACGAGCACCAGATATTTCACGCCAAGTAAGCTCCTTAACCTGCCTAAATGTAGGTGCAGTGGTAAGAACAATAGAGCCAGGGAACGAATGAAGAAATGCCAGCGCTATACGAGCAGTAATGTAGGTCTTGCCAGGGCCATGACAGCTCTTCACTGAAACCTTTTTATGTTTCCATATTGCCTCAGCTATATCTAACTGAACTGACCAGTACGTACACCCAAGCACAGCATCAAAGATAAATATTACACTTTTAGAAAAAATAACAAACATGAATGCCAAAGAAAAAAGAATTCGATGAAGAATCAGATGATGATTTTTTAGAAAATGATACAGATAATGGTTTAGAACCTCTTGTAGAGGAAGAAGCCCCTGAAGTTAGTGATGATATTATGGTCACACCAGATGATGAAGATAATATAGATATAGTCATCGAAGTTTCAGATGATGAAGATTTATCCGAAGAAGAATCAGAGGCATCAGATGATGATGAGTCATCTGAGGAAACTGATGATGTGGTTTTATCTAAACATAAAATACAAGGAAAACACTCACTTAAATATGATTCTATATTTAAGGGTAAGAAAGAAGACATCACTGAGGAAGACGATGTTAATACTTATTATCATAATGATAAGTTTGAAGTTGATCGTGGAAGTGTGTTTTACTCTGAATCTTATGAGAATGAATCTTATTTACGACTTAAAAGAGTTAAAGAGAGAGTATATGAAGTGCTTTCTACTAAAACTACTTTGAATTTCTTAAATAATAGAAGGAAACCTTCCAGAGTAGATTTTAACAATTACTATTTATTATTGACCGTTGAATTGAATTCCGAGAAGTTTACAAATGTAGAACTATTCAATGAGTTGGCTGTCTATTTTTCTGATAATTTATTCAATATGTTTAAGTTGTTAGATAATAAGTGGAGAAATCTAATCATAATAGAGTTACAAGACCATATTGGTAAGAATACTAATTCTAAAGAAATCACCAATCGTAATATTTTTCTTGGTACAGAATTAGAATTTGAGCATCAAGATATACTTGGAGAAGTAAAATTATATACTGGTGTCGTGGTAGAAACTGACTATAATAACTCTATGTTTAAGATAGATTCTTATGAAAATGTATATGAAATTCATATATCATTCATCACCAAGATATTAAATAACACAAAATTTAAACATAATCTAAATAAATTAGACAACATTGATTTTCTCTAAAAAAACCAAATTAGAGGAAAATAAATCAAAAATGTCTTCAATATATAAAACTCATCAATAAAAAAAAAGAACATTTGTATGGAGGAAACCTTATTAAAAGAAACAAAAAAAGTAAAATCAAATAACCTTAGCGTCACAAAAAGAAACGGATATGCTGAGGAATTCAACGCTGAGAAAATCAATAAAGTCCTTTTGTGGGCTACTAATGGAATCAGTGGAGTATCAGCCTCTGATGTGGCTATGAACGCTCATATTCAATTCTATCCTGGAATCAAAACTTCTGAAATTCATAAAGTTTTGATTCAATCAGCAGTGGATTTGATTTCAGAAAAAACACCAAACTATCAATATGTAGCTTCCAATCTACTTAATTATCTTCTTCGTAAAGAGGTATTTGAAACTAAAGTAGAAATGCCAAGTCTGTATAATGTAATTAAAAGAAACATCAAATTGGATTTATATGATTCAATCATTTTAGACAATTACACAGAAGAAGAAATCAATAAAATCAATTCTTCCATCAAACACGATAGAGATTATCAATTAACATATGCTGGACTTCAACAATTGATTGACAAGTATTTAGTTAAAGATAGAAGTACTGGTAAGTCTTATGAAACACCGCAATTTTGTTTTATGATGATTGCTCTTACCGTATTTGCTTCTTACGATAAAGAAGACAGATTAGAATATGTCAAAGAACTTTATGACCTAATTTCTGAACATAAGATTTCTCTTCCGACTCCAATTATGGCTGGTATCAGAACTCCAAATCGTCAGTTTTCCAGTTGTACACTAATTGAAATTGGTGATTCATTAGATTCAATTTTCTATGGTAATGTAGCTATTGGTCAATATGTGGCAAAAAGAGCTGGTATTGGTATCAATGCTGGTGGTATAAGAGCTCTTGGATCTAAAGTTAGAAATGGTGAGGTAGTTCATACGGGAGTTATTCCATTTTTCAAGATGTTTCAATCAACTCTACACTCTTGTTCTCAAGGTGGTATTAGAAAGGGTTCAGCTACTCTTTATTTTCCTTGGTGGCATAAAGAGATTGAAGATGTCCTTGTTCTTAAAAACAATAAAGGAACTGATGATAATCGTGTAAGACATATGGATTATGGTATTCAATTTGAGAAGTTATTCTATTCTCGATTTGTATCGAACGGAGATATTACACTTTTCTCACCATCAGATGTTCCGGGTCTTTATGATGTTTTTGGTCTTCCTCAATTTGAAGAGATGTATCTAAAATATGAATCTGATAAAAAGATTCCAAGAAAAACAATCAAAGCTCGTGATTTGATGAACGCTTTCGCACAAGAAAGAATTGGAACTGGTAGAATGTATGTTATGAATATTGATAATGCTAATAACAATTCACCATTCATTCAAAGAATGAAAATGTCTAATCTTTGTTTAGATATAGAGACATCATTTGTGAATTCTGTTGAAATAGATGGTGTTTTATATGAAAAAATGCAACTATCTGAACTAATAGAAATATTCAATAGTGGTAAAAATATAAAAGTTCTATCTAAGAATTTAGATAATGGTGAGATGGAATTTAAAAAGGTTGAGAAGGCATGGATAACTAAAGAGGACGCTGATGTTATGGAAATAGAAGATGTTGATACTGGTTTCAAAATAATTTGTACACCAGACCACTTAATTTTTACAAAAAATAGAGGATGGATTGAGGCACAAAATTTAGATGAGAATGATATTTTAGATTTAATCTAAAGGGTAGGTAGTATGATTTAATATATAATTAAAATCATACTACCGACTATGAAAAAAGAATACAAAGTCTATAAGATAGAAAATATTATGAATGATAAAGTTTATATAGGATATACATCATTAAGTCTCAATGAGAGATTGCATAAGCACTATACTAATGCTCTATATGGAACAAAATCTAAATTATACGATTCTATAAGGAAAAATGGAATTTCAAATTTTAAACTCTCTCAATTGTTTTCCTCAGATTCTAAGGAGGAAGCATTGAGTATGGAAATATTTTTTATTGAAAAATATGATTCGTTTAAGAATGGTTATAACATGACATTAGGTGGTGATGGTGGGGATTGTACGATATATATGAATGATGCGCAACTTAAAGAATATAAGCAGAAGTTAAGTTTGTGTAATGGTGGATTTAATAATAATACTTTTTCTGGATATACTGATGATGAAATAATTGATTTCGGGGTAAAGTGTTATCTTGATAATAATAATTGGATACAATCACATTGGTTGGAAAATTATTGTTCTAAATTAAATTTACCTAAATCCTACTCAAAATTTAGATTCAATGGTGAGGGATATCGTGGTCTTAAAAAAGAAATTTTAAATAGATTAAACGAATTGGGGTATGATGTTAAAGATTTAAAATACAAAAAGACTAATGATCATAAAAATAAATTATCTTCTATTAATAGGGGCAAGAAATGGTATCATAATGAAGAGCTTAAAATAAATAAACAAATATCCAAAGAGGAAGTAGATAGTAGTTGGCTTCCTGGAAGAAAAAAATATAATTAAAATATGTTAAAAATAAAAAGAATATCTCAGAAGAAGAATGTAGGTGATTTAACCGTTAAAGACAACCACAACTTTTATGCTAATAATATATTGGTTCATAACTGCGTAGAAATAATCCTACCAACAGCTCCAATTGAGAATATTTATGATGTTGATAATAAGAAGGAAACTGAACAATATTCTGAAGGTGAAATCGCACTTTGTACCTTGGCTGCTTTCAACTTAGGTAATATCAAATCTTGGAATGAACTTTATAAAGTGGCTGAGTATATTGTTAGAATCTTAGATTATGTAATTGAGAATCAAGATTATCCAATCAATGCGGCCAAGAAGATGTTAAAGCGTAGAAGTATTGGAGTTGGTGTAACCAATTTTGCCTATTGGTTGGCTAAACAAGGTGTTAAATATTCTGATAAAGAAGCTCTTTTCTATGTTGATGAATTATTTGAACACATTCAGTTTTCTCTATTGAAAGCTTCTAATAAATTGGCTCAAGAGTTTGGTAAGTGTGAATTATTTGATGATACAACTTATTCTAAAGGCGTTCTTCCAGTTGATAGATATAACAAAAATGTCGATGAGTTGATTAAGAGAGATTTCTCTTGTGATTGGGAAGCTTTAAGAAAAGATATCGAACAATATGGATTAAGAAACTCAGTATTAACAGCTCTAATGCCGGCCGAATCATCCGCAGTTGTTCAGAATGCAACTAATGGTATTGAGCCAATTCGTTCACTTGTTATTACTAAGAAATCTAAATCAGGTTTGGTTAAACAAGTAGCACCTGAATGTATTAAACTTAAAAACAAGTATGAATTAGCGTTTGATATGCCAGATAATCGTGGATATACTAATATTTGTGCGGTGATTCAAAAATGGATTGACCAATCGATTTCAGCTAATCATTATTATCAATATTCATCTGATGGTATTTCGATTGGTGGTGTAATTAAGGATATACTTTATGCTTACAAATATGGTTTAAAAACTCTTTATTATGCGAATACTGATGATAAAAAATCTGATGATTTAGATGCGATGGGGAATGGGTGTGAGTCGGGGGCTTGTACATTATAAAAAATAAAAGATATGAAGATAAAAACTAAAGCATACTCACCTCTGTCTAATAATACTGGTGATATAGGAAATGGATCATCAATTGATGTAGAAATAAAATCTTATGGGTGGATTGATAAAAATAGTAATAGACCAAACTCTTTTTCAATAAAAAGACCTGGACAACCATTTATTAAAAATAATGGTATTAATATTAATCCCAAAGATGTATTTATAATAGAAGATTTTATGGGAAACACATATTTTATTAATCTATCTGGAATAGATAAGATAAAATTTCTATACTTGAATAATTCCTTATG